GCCTAGATCTTTTGGACTATTTAAATTAGCCATCTATCTCTCTTGTGTATTAAACTCCAGTTGAGTTATCGCCTACTGTTCGAGTTACTGCAGCGCCAACACCACTATCGTCTGGTTTTTGCAAAGCATTGTCAAATCTTAGTGTTAGACTAATAGTTACTGGTTCGCTAGAATTGTATGCTAGTGTGTTATAGTTTGCATTTTGAATAAAGCAACCATATAGTTCCCAAGTTTCAAGAACTCCTGGCTCATTGGCGCCATTGCCGCCGTCTAGTACTTCGTACTTGAGTTTAAATTTGTAGTCAATACCACTTGCTGCACTCGACTGCTCAAAGAAGTCAAACTGTCGTTGTAATTGTTCGCCTACTAGTCTACTTACACTGCCGGCTGCATCATCGCGGAGTTGTACAGTAACGTCTTGCCAAGTATGACGTCCTGCCATTCTAACCTTACTGTTGTAAACATCTAGTGTAATGTCATCAAAATCAACACTTGGTCTAGTGATATCCATAACCTGCTTGGTCATTTCTGTAGTTGGTTTGCTAACACCAAAGTTTTCAAACAATACACGGAAACGGTATTGTAGTTTTGGCATTAGAAGTCCCTGTGAGCTTGCACTTTGATCTGTGGCTACAGGAACGGTAAATCTTGTTAAACTTGCGACTGCCATTTAAGTTTCTCCTAAAGTCTTAATAATAATATTTATCTATTTCTGTGTTGATATTTTTAGATAGATCTTATAGTTTTAAAAAAAAGTCAAGAAAAAACCCCCTATTTTCAAGGGGGTTTAATCAATTATTGTTTAGCTGCTGATTTCACCAGTGTTTTGAATTCTTACCGGAATGTAAATAAATTCAACTGCTTTGATTGGTTCAATTGCAATATCAATGTACAATTCGTTTCTATCAATACGATCTGGTGTGTTGTTTGTATCATCGCAAACTACTAGATAATCAAACAGAGCACGTTTTGCTACTAGGTCATTCAAGAAGCTTTCGACTGTGCTTTGTGCTTCATCTCTAGTAATCTTATCGTTTGGCTCAAACAGGAACTGACGTGTAATCAAGTCTAACTGATTTCTAATATACGCAGTAAGTCTTGCTACATTTACTCTGTCTAGTGAGTTTGGAGAAACTGCTCTAGTTTTTTGACCGTAAGCAACAATTCCAGTCTGTGGTGTTTGGATCAGTGGGTTAACACGGTTTTCGTAAAGTGTATCTCTTACACCTTGACGAACTCCAATTGTTACAAACTCGCCGCTGTCGTTAATATAACCCAATCTGCTAGCATTGTCAACTACACCACGTCTTGTACCTGCTGGTGCAAACCATGGATAAGCAACTTGGTCGTTGCGGATCATCATGCGCATTACTGCATAGCTGCTTGGCAATACAACGTTGTTACCGTTTAGATCATTACCAAGTACTGCTGGATACCACACACCTACGTATGGATCTGCAGTTACTAGTGATTCTTCGCCGTCAACACCTTCAAGGTTGGCGTTTGTTAGCCAATCTGTTAATTCTGTACCTTCACTAGCAACACGCATTGGACTATCGCCAACAACAAAAGCAGTTTGTTTTCTGTCATTGTTTAGCTGCTGCATGTTTTGAATCAGTTCGGGATAACCTGGTGCAGCGATCAAGTTAAATTGACGCTGTTCTTCTCTGATAGCAACGTTAGTATCAATAGCTGCTTTCATAGCTGCAGCAATAACATGACGCTGTGCTTTGCGTCCAAAATAAGCATGACCGTTTTCTCTGCGGCCGCTTACACTCACCCAAGCATTCTTTTCTGTTGGAAGTGTTTCGCCAGCGAAGTCTGTGTTGTTAAAGTAGTTAATACGGTATTCTTTAACATTAAAGCTGCTACGTCTAGTGTTTAGTAGTAGCATACCTCTTGGATACAAGCTTGCACTTGGTGCATCAAGATCTAGGTAGTCATTTGTTAACAAATCTTTGATAGTTGTAATATCGCCGGTGTTAACGTCAGTAGTACCGTCTCCCATGAAACGTGCATCAGCAAACAAAATACCATTTTCTGAAGTTTGATCGCTGGTGTCTACTTCTACCCAAGTATCAACGCTGCTTACCAATTCGTATCTGTATAGCTTTGGATAGTTTTCCAAATCGCTGGTGTCAATCCAAAGATCGCCGTATACCAATGCAGATTTATCGCTTTGTTGTGTTGGTTCAATTGAACTAAAGATCGGACCATTTGGATCAGTGTTGCTTAGGTTAAATCCTCTAGCATCGCTGGTTACATTTCTATAACCTTTCCAGTTAGTACCGTCGTGGATTAGAACATCTGCTTCTCCAGTTTCGCCCCAGTACCACTTGGTACCAGCTGCTGGATCTACACCTGGTGCTGTTGCACTTACAGTGATATCTGTAACTCCCCAGTTGCTAACAATAATTTCACTGTTAGGCCCGGCACGACAGAAGTCAGTTGCGCTTGTAATGCCAACGTCTGCTAGTGGTGTACCGCTAACTTCTGCTAGTTCAAGTACGCCGCCTCCGCTATGACTAATTGCAACAGCACCAGTTGATAATACTTGTGCACGTACATATGTTAAGCCTGCTGCAAGAATGTCTTCAACCATGCTAGTTGCAGTAGTACCAGTTAGTGTAATAGTTGTAGCACTGCTCATTGCAGCCGAACCCGGAGTGCTATAGCTAATACTAAAGCTTTCACCAATAACTGTAGTTGGGCTAGTTTCTGTACCAGTTACAGTTGTTGCATCCGTTGCTTCTCTATCAAATACTTTGTAAGTTACAGTGTCGTTTTCGCTTACATCGTACTGAACATAAACAGTTCCTAGTGCAATACCGCTGCCGCCTCTGAGAGAATCAAGAGTTGCATTTGCACTTGCATCGTTTTCGTACAACGGTGCACTTAGTAGTTGCCAGCTGCCAGTTAAACTACTGTAACGCTTAACAGCAAAGCTTGCGCCATTGTTAACTGCAGTGGTTTTAACCCAAATGCTTTGACTTGGTCTCGACTGACTATCACCGCTTTTCCATTGTGGTACACTGGTGTGTGCACTTTGTTGTACTGCTGGACGATAGTAAGTTCCTGCTGTAATACCAAGATCTGCTAGTGGTGTACCAGTGTCGTTTGCAATAATCATTGCACCGTCTGTTGTACTACCATCGCTTGCTGCAGTGTCATCAATAAAGATTTCCAATTTACCACTGGTTACACCTGCAGTAATACCAGTAATACTTGCACCGTTGATATCGCTAGCAGTTGTTGTAACTGTTGCACCAGTTAGTGTAACAATTGTACCGTTAATTTCAATTGACTCACTGGCTGTCATTGTTGGGTTTGTGTTGCTGCTAGTAACACTTGGAATGCTGTTCATCCAATCTGCACTACCTACTAGTACCCAATCGTTGTCACGATTCTTATAGTATGTTGGAAGTGCAGCATTTGTTCCTACAACTGCATAACTACCTACTGTACCAATGCTAGCTGCCGGAACGCCTCCGGACAAATCATCAGCACTGGTAATAACAACTGGTGTTACCAAGCCAAATGCTTGATCAGTGCTATTCCATGCAAAAATACCAAACCGTGTGCTACCGGTATCTAACCAGTATGTCATGTCAGCCGGGTTAGCCTGTGGTCTGCTGCTTAGACCAATTAATTCGCCTAGGTCAACATCAGCTCTTATTACATATGCACGGCTGGTTGTGCCTAGTAGACTGTATACAGTCTGTAATCCATATTCGTTTAATTCATATCCGTGTATCGGTGTACCGCTTGTATCAGTGTAAAAACTTGGTACGCCAAAGAAGTTTACTACGTCTCTTTGACTAGTTAATACATAAAGATCGCCTGCATTAGCAGCAAGTGTGCCTTCAGCAATCGTACCCTGTGGGGTAGTTTTGTTTTCGGCAGTTGCTACAACTACAAGCGGAACAGTAGATGCTGCGGTCGGTGCATATTGACTTTCGTCTGTAATGCTTACTTCAACTCCAGGAGATACTAATGCCATTTGTTTAGTTCCTTATATTAATATAATACTATTTATGGTTTTTTTTAGAAATAGCGGTTTTTAAAAGAACCTTTAAAACCTTTAAATACTATTATGACAGATAAAATGTGCAATAGTTGTAATAAACACCCAGTTGCAGTAAACTATACTCGCAAAGGCAAAACCTATTATAGAAAAATCTGTTATTATTGCATTAAAGCAAAGAAAAACAGCAAAGATCAAGCTGTGCAACTACTGAAAAAAAGCGGTTACAAAAAGAAAAATGTTTGCGATAGATGCGGATTTGTTGCTAAAACACCAGAACAAATTCGTATACATTTTCGTGATAACAACAAATACAATGTATCACTGAACAATATACGTAGCTACTGTGTTAACTGCGTAATCGAAGTCAAAAACAATCCAGCAGCCGACAAGAGAACTATATTAGCAGACTTCTAATTATTTTTTAGGTTTTTGAGGCTTACGTGCTTTGTTAAGA